CCGTGATGAATTAAAGTTTGCTAAATTTGTTGAAAGAGTTCGTAATAAATTTTCTGATATTTTTGACCAAGCATTAAGAGTACAATGTGTTTTAAAAGGTATTTGTACTGCTGATGAATGGAAAGAATTTAAAGAACATATTCACTATGATTTCATTAAAGATAACAACTTTAGTGAACTCAAAGAAGCAGAGTTAATGACCAATCGCCTGCAGTTATTAGGCTCTGTTGACCCATATACTGGTCGTTATTTTTCTCAAGCATGGATTCAACGAAACGTGTTGCGTCTTAATGATGATGAGATTAAAAAAATGCAGAAAGAAATTGATGCAGAAAAAGAAATGGGTCTTGGTTTGCCGGTTGGTGTTACAAATGATGTGGCACAACAACAAATGTTATCTCAAGTGCCTGCTCAACCACAAAATCCGGCTGACCAACAACACCAAATGGATCTTCAACAACAGGCTGCAGATCAAGCGGCTCAGCAGTCAAAAGTTAAAAAAGAAGATACAATAGGCACATTTGGTAAATTGAAACAAATACTATAAATATTTTGAATGGAGAAAATAATGGAAAATACAAAAGCAATTGTTGATTACGCTTATAATGATAACGCAAAAGAAATGCGGGACGCTTTGTATAGTGATATACAAAATAGAGTAATGGCACATCTAGATGCACAGAAACAAACTATCGCTAGGAATATGTTAAATCCAGTAGATGATAATATGGCCACCGCTCAAGACGTTGCTGTTGAACCACCACATTCTGAAAGCCAGGAAGTTGAAAACAATTAAAGAAATTTATAATCTTTATGAAAAAAACAATAAGGCTGAACAAGATCCGCCTAACGTTTTAATTATGAAACGTAAGTCTGTTAGGCAGTTTCCTAACGGACAAAGAGTGGCATTGTATTATGTGGATAAAATTAATAAATATGTAACAATACCATATGAAGCGATGATGTGGTCAGCTTCTATACCAGAAGAATTTAAACAGGAATAAAAAATGGCAAACGCATTCACCTATCAAGTAATTAAAGATACTACAGAACATGTTATAATTAAACTTACAGCATCTTTTGATGGTTCTGGTCAAGAATCTAATAATGCTCGTATTGCGGCAAACACATTATATGGCGCTTTAAATGCAAATACAACACCAGGTTTATTGAGTTCTGGTGGTTCAGCAAAATCATATTACGGCCTAACTTTACATCGTTTATGGTATGATTGTGCTGCTGGTGGAGATGTTCAATTGTTTTGGAAAGCAGACACAAACATCCCATTAGTAATAATGAATGGTAACGGAGAATATGATGGTGCAGGTAACTGGACAACCATTCCAAATAATGCAAAAGGCACCTCAGGATGTAACGGAGATATAGGTATTTTAACTCGTGGTATGGCTGCAAACGACAGTTATACTATTATTGTAGAATTACGCAAAGAAAACGAATACTATCAACGTGGTCAGTTTAATGATCCTGCAGCGTTTAACTACGGCAATTACGGCTTAAAACCATAATGAAAGATTTTATTACCAAATTATTATCTGATAATCTGGTAGAAGCAAAAGAAATATTAGATAAACACATCCAACATCTGTTTTTTCAAAAATTAGAACAGATTAAAGAGCGTTTAGCTACTGAATTAACTGAAGGAAACATACAAAAGATAGGTAGAACAAAGCTTATCCGTGTACGATTCCGTAAAGGTAAAATTCAAAGGAGAATTAAGAAGTCGGCGGTACCAGGTTATACGATTCGTGCTGGTAGACTAATGAGAATGTCTGCTCAAGAACGTAGGCACCGCAAAATGGCAGCTAGGCGGTCAAAATTTAAACGAAGAAGTAAGTTAAAGCAATCATTAAGAAAAAGAATGATATCTTTAAGAAAAAGAAAGGCAATGGGGCTACAATGAAGTTAATTACAGAAGTCACCGAAACATTAAGTTATCTTGCTGAAGAAAAAGACGGCAAGAAATCGTTATACATTGAAGGTCCATTTCTTCAATCAGAAGTGGTAAACCGTAATGGCCGTAAATATTTAAAAGAAACTATGGCCAAAGAAGTAGAACGATACACAGAACAATATATTAATAAAAATCGTGCCTTTGGTGAGCTGGGTCATCCAGATACACCATCAATCAATCTCGATAGAGTATCACACATGGTTGTGGGCCTCCGTCAAGAAGGTAATGATTGGATAGGCAAAGCAAAGATTCTTGACACCCCTATGGGTAACATTGTTAAGAGCCTGATCGAAGGAGGTGCACAAATTGGTGTGTCCTCTCGTGGTATGGGTTCTCTTAAAAATGTTAATGGTGTAAACATAGTTCAAGATGATTTTCATCTAGCCACAGCGGCAGATATTGTAGCAGACCCCTCTGCTCCTAATGCTTTCGTACACGGAATCATGGAAGGCAAAGAATGGGTGTTAATCAATGGTGTATGGACAGAACAACAGTTTTCTGAAGCAAGAGAAGCAATTAAAAAGGCTTCAAAACGGGAAATTGAAGAAGTGAGTCTACGCATTTGGGAATCACTCGTAAAAAAACTTTAAATATAAATATCCAATATAAATCAAGGAGATTTTTAAAATGGGAAAATTTAATCTGTCCGAAGCCGCTAAAGAGATTCTTTCTGCATCTGTTGCAAGTAAGAAATCTGGCCAAGATAAACCACAAAAATTAACAGGCGATGTTGCCTATGGCACCAAAGAAGCTGGCGATATTGGTACAGAAGTTACCAAAACAACAGATGCTGGTCCAGATGCAACCAAAGGTGCTCCTACAGCAACTGCTCCTGGTGCAACACCTCCAGTAGGTTCTGAGCCAATGAAGAAACTCAAAGGTCAGCCTGCTCAACAAGGTTCTGTTGAGAATCCAGAAGGTAAGCCTGCAAAACAAAATTTTGCTAAAAATCCTGGTGCTACATTCCAGTCTTATAGTGAAGAATCTGATTCTGAAGAAGATGTTATTTCTGAAGCTGAAAAAGAAGAAAAAGAGAAGGCTGAAAGTGCCGCTCATGAAAAGAAAGAAGCTATGAAGAACAAAATGAAAGAAAAAATGAAAGAAGATATGGACGCTTTGTTAAGTGGCGAAAATCTTTCTGAAGAATTTGTTACTAAGGCAACTACCATTTTTGAAGCTGCAGTTATTGCTCGTGCTGAAGAAGTTATTGCAGAAGCAGAAGAAGCTTTGGCAGAACAGTTTGAAGCAGCTGTTGAAGAAATTAAAGAAGAAATGGCTAGCAAAGTTGATGACTACCTTAACTATATGGTTGAAGAATGGATCAAAGACAATGAAATTGCCATTGAAAAAGGTCTACGTGCTGAAATCGTTGAAGATTTTATCACTGGATTAAAAGATTTGTTTGAAGAACATTATATTGATATTCCTTCTGAGAAAGTAGATGTTGTTGAAGAACTCACTACTAAAGTAGAAGAACTCGAAGAAGCATATAATGAATCTGTCAAAGCATCTATTGAGTTGAAAAAAGAACTCAATGAGCACAAAAAGTTTGAGGCTATTTACGCAGCGTGTGAAGGCCTAACGCAGACTCAAGTAGAAAAAATGAAATCACTCGCAGAGAGTATTGAGTTTACTACTGAGGAAGAATTCACAGAAAAAATGGAAACATTGAAAGAATCTTATTTCAAAACTCCTGTTGTTTCTGCTGATAGTTCTGCTTTGGATGATGAAATCCAAATTGAAGAAGAAAAAAAGACCGAAAAGTCTTTTGACCCTTTGATGGAAGTTTACTCGAAAGCAATTTCACAAACTGTAAACAAATAATAACAAATATACAAAAAAGGAAAACAAAAAATGTATATGACTGAAGAACTACAAAAGAAGTGGACTCCAGTTTTGGAACATCCAGAACTCGAAGCCATTAAAGACCCATACAAGCGTGCAGTTACTGCTCTTGTTTTGGAAAATCAACAACAAGCTATGGCTCAAGATGCTCAAGCATTGAATGAAACAGCATACGGTACAGGTGGTCCTACCAACGTTACCGGTTCTGGTATCAGCAATTTTGATCCTATCTTGATTAGTTTGGTTCGCCGTTCTTTGCCAAATCTTATCGCTTATGACGTTGCTGGCGTTCAGCCAATGACTGGTCCTACTGGTTTGATTTTTGCAATGCGTGCTCGTTACGCTAATCAATCTGGTTCTGAGGCATTCTTCAACGAAGCTAACACAGTATTCTCTGGTAATTCATCTGTTGCTAACCCATACGGTTTCCGTGGTACAACAACACCTGATACAGATATCGCTACAAATCCTGTAGCAAGCTTCACAGCTAATGCTTTCACAACTGGTATTGCAATGCCAACATCACAAGCTGAAAATCTTGGTGCTGATTCTGATAGCGTATTTGGCCAAATGGCATTTAGTATTGAGAAGGTTACTGTAACTGCTCAATCACGTGCTTTGAAAGCTGAGTATTCATTAGAACTTGCACAAGACTTGAAAGCAATCCATGGTCTTGATGCTGAAACAGAATTGTCTAACATTCTGTCTACAGAAATTTTGGCTGAAATCAACCGTGAAGTTATCCGTACAATCTATTTGTCCGCTGTTGCTGGTGCTCAATATGGCACAACTACTGCTGGTACATTTGACTTGGATACAGACTCTAACGGCCGTTGGTCAGTTGAGCGTTTCAAAGGTTTGATTTTCCAAATCGAGCGTGATGCTAACGTTATTGCAAAACAAACTCGTAGGGGTAAAGGTAACGTATTGATCGTATCTTCTGATGTTGCTTCTGCTATGGCAATGGCTGGTGTATTACAATATACTCCTGCTCTCCAAAGCGATTTGCAAGTAGATGATACTGGTAATACATTTGCTGGTATGCTCCATGGCCGTATCAAGGTTTATATTGACCCATACTTTGGTGGTTATACATCTAACCAAGAACTCGTAACTATCGGTTACAAAGGTTCTTCACCATATGATGCTGGTTTGTTCTATTGCCCATACGTTCCATTACAAATGGTTCGTGCAGTTGACCAGTTTACATTCCAACCTAAGATTGGTTTCAAAACTCGTTACGGCATGGTTGCTAACCCATTTGCTAAAGGTGCTTTGGCAAACGGTGCTGGTACTAACCAAATTACACCACGTACTAACGTATACTATCGTATATTCCAAGTTAAGAACTTGATGTAATAAAAAGTCATCGTTAAGAATGACATTTGAAAGACCACCTTCGGGTGGTCTTTTTTTATGACCTAAATAGTCCTGTATAGTACAAATTTAATAATCCAATGACTGCACTTACTAGAACGCCCCAAAACACCAATTTATTACAACCAACAAAGTTTATATTAACCTTTGACCGGTTAGGTACAACACAATACTTCTGCCAGTCAGTAAATCTACCTGGGGTGAGTGTAGGACAGGCCCCAATCAATTTTCCAAGCGTAACTGTATACTCGCCTGGTAACCAAATAGCTTACAATAATTTTAATATCACCTTCACGGTTGATGAAGAGCTGAAAACATGGCAACAACTGTATAATTGGTTTCTATCTTTTGCTGCTCCATCTGGTACCGATGAAAGAAATTTACGTTCCGACTTACAAAACGAATACAAAAAACAAAACAAAAAAGAATATTCTGATGCAACATTGACAATACTTTCAGCATTAAACAATCCAATATTACGGGTACAGTTTACCAATATGTTTCCCGTATCTTTGTCAGACATACAGTTTGATACCAAACTATCAGCCGATGATATCGTTACCGCCGATGTAACCTTTGTTTATGAAAGCTTTAAATTTTTACCAGTTTAATTAACATTAACTCTTGCCTTTTAACATGGAGTATGTTAATATAGGAAATTGGTGTTAAACTATTGAAATTATTATGGAAAATCTAGAAAACATTTTGAAATTATGGGAAAAAGATACAGAAATTGACCAAACGGAACCTGGTAAAGAACTGTTGAAGATACCAAAATTACACAATCAATATCTTTCCATCCTTACTAAGCATAAGATTGCTTCAAAAAAAGCACATTTTGATTACTTACGGATGCGTAAAACTAAGATAGAATACTACTCTGGTCGTATGGACCAAGAAGAATTGGATGCGCATGGATGGGCACCCTTTGCGTTTGTTTTAAAATCTGATATCAATGCCTATCTGGAGGGTGATTCGGATTTAATTAAAATGCTAGAAAAGAAAGTATATCATGAAGAATGTGTTTCTGTTTTAGAATCTATTATGAATGAGTTAAAACAGAGAACATGGCAACTGAGAGATTTTATATCATGGGAGAAATTTATTGGCGGCCAATGATATTATTATAGTTAAAAAAGATGAGGTATATGCCAAAATAGTTTGTGAAAAACACATAGCAAAAGAGTTATCAGAGTTTTTTACATTCTTTGTTCCTGGTTACCAATTTGTTCCAGCTTATCGTAATCGAATATGGGATGGAAAAATACGTCTTTTTAATTTACAAAACAATCAAATATATCTTGGACTATTGCCATATATTGAAGAATTTTGTAAAGAACGAGAATATCACTTTGAATATGGAGATCCAAGGCCAGACATAGAAGATGAGTTCTCTGTATATCATGCCAAAAAATTTATTGAAACATTAGACATACACGCTCGTGGTGAGCCATTAGAAGTTCGTGAACATCAGATTGAGGCATTTATACATGCCATGCAAAAAAAACGAACCTTACTATTATCTCCTACCGCTTCAGGCAAATCATTAATAATCTATTTAATCTTCAGACAACTTTTTGGTTATCAAAATCTCAAAGGTTTAATTATAGTTCCTACAACTTCTTTGGTTGAACAACTATATTCAGATTTTGCAGACTACAATAATGGTGTATTAGAAGAAGGTTTAGTACATCGAATATACCAAGGCAAAGAAAAAGAAACTAAATCACCACTAACAATATCTACTTGGCAATCTTTATATAAAATGCCAAAAGAATATTTCCATCAGTTCGATTATATTATAGGTGACGAAGCACACTTATTCAAAGCACAATCTTTAACCACCATTCTCACATCTTGTATTAATGCCAAATATCGTGTAGGTTTAACTGGCACATTAGATGGAACGAAAACACATAAGTTGGTACTAGAAGGTTTGTTTGGTACTGTCAAAAAGGTTATCACCACAAAAGAATTGATTGACAAACAACAACTTTCAAATTTTGAAATAAAATGTTTAGTATTAAAACACTCTGATGAAGAATGTTTAAAGGTAAAAGATTACACTTATTCTGAAGAAATTCAGTATTTAATATCACATGAAATGCGTAATAAATTCATTAAAAATCTTGCAGTTAGCTTAGGTAAAAATACATTAGTTTTATATCAAATGGTTGACAAACATGGTAAAATATTGTATGATATGATAAGAGAAACGGAGAAACTTGGCAATAGAAAAGTATTCTTCATCCACGGTGGTACAGAAACTACTGACCGTGAAGAAATTAGAAAAATTATGGAGATAGAACAAGATGCTATTATTGTGGCTAGTTTTGGGACTTTTTCTACTGGAATTAACATTAGGAACTTGCATAACATTATATTTGCGATGCCAACAAAATCGAGCATTCGAACTTTGCAAAGCATTGGACGAGGCCTACGACAGAGTGATGGTAAAGAAATAGCCACACTATATGATATATCAGATGATTTAAGATACAAAAAACATATGAATTATACACTAAAGCACTTCTTGGAAAGAACTAAGATATATAATGAGGAGAGTTTCCCATTCAAAATATACAAAATAGGACTAAAAAATGGATAATATAAAAATAGTCAGATTAAAGAATGGTGAAGATATTATTGGTCAATTAACTGCAAATGGATTAAGTTCATATGATGTTGTTGAACCTATGACCATTGGTTTAGATTTTCATGGTAGAGAAGTTGGATTGATGATGAGGCATTGGTTGCCTATTCAACTCATTAAGAAAAATGAGGTGTGTTTGGAAAAACAAGACATACTCTGTTTAATAGAACCTGCAGATGATTTCTGTGAATATTATACTAACACAATTGTAAAAATACAAGAACTATTAAAAGCAAAACAGATTGTGGAAGATATGTCTGATGAAGAAATACATGAAGCTTTGGAACAATTTGAAGAATTAAATCATGATGGAAATACATTACATTAAATCTGAAACAAGGACATACTCGACTATACACACTTGTCAAGCATATGTCAATAACATTATTTGGTAAATATGACAGCAAAACAAAAACATTATATAAACAACGCAGACTTTTTAAAAGCTTTAGTAGATTATAAAGAAGCATGTAGTAAAGCCACCAAATCTAAAAGTCCCAAACCTCCTATTCCAAATTACATAGGAGAGTGTTTTATGAAGATTGCTGAAGGACTGTCACACAAACCAAACTTTATTAACTACACTTACCGTGATGAAATGATGTCAGATGGTATTGAAAACTGTTTACAATACTTTGATAATTTTGATCCTGCCAAATCCAAAAACCCTTTTGCTTATTTTACACAAGTAATTTACTTTGCTTTCTTACGGAGAATTGGTAAAGAAAAGAAACAGACATATGTAAAATATAAAGCTACAGAACAGATGGGTATACTTGATGAAATGGAGTTGATGGAATTTGAAGATGGTACCACAAAACAATTTGAGTTATACGATAATATTGCTGAGTTTATAGGTACATATGAAAAAACTAAAAAAGCCAAAAAAGAAACGGTAAAGAAAACAAAAGGCATTGAAAAATTTCTAGGAGAATAGTACAATGTACAAAGTTACATATTATCCATCTTTGGATAAAAAAGATGTTTTATTAAAAAAATGGTTTAAAACCCATAGAGAAGCACTAGATTATGCCGAAAAATTAAATAATGAATGTTTATTTGAAATTAAATTTTATGATGAAAACGACCCAAATAGCCCTAATAACTGACCAACATTTTGGTGCCAGAAATGATTCGACAAATTTTTTGGAATATTATCAAAATTTCTATTCTGGAGTCTTTTTTCCTACTCTCGATGTTCATAATGTTGATACTGTGCTTATTCTCGGAGATACTTTCGACCGCAGGAAATATGTAAATTTTTATTCCTTGAAGCGTGCCAAAGAAATGTTTTTTGATGAGTTGTATAAACGAAACATTAAAGTTTACATGTTGGCTGGCAACCATGATACCTATTTTAAAAACACCAATGAAGTAAATTCTGTTGATTTATTATTACAAGAGTATGACAACATTCAAGTTATTTCTGAACCAAAAACAATACACCTATATGATGACAAAAATAACCAATATCCAATTAGTATGGTTCCTTGGATTTGTCCAGAAAACTATGAACAATCACTAGAAGAAATTAATAATACCACAGCACAAATCTGTTGCGGACATTTTGAGATTGCTGGATTTGCTATGCATCGAGGTATGCCATCACAAGAAGGATTAAGCCGTGAACTTTTCCGTAAATTCGATTTTACTTTTTCTGGTCACTACCACCATCGGTCAAATGCTGATGGGATTTACTATCTTGGTAATCCTTATGAACTTACTTGGCAAGATTACAACGACACTCGTGGTTTTCATTTATTTGATCTTGATAGTCGCAATCTTACATTCGTGCCAAATCCTAATATAATGTTTCACAAGATTGTCTATGATGATAAAGAAGAATCCATCACAGACATCACATCAAAAGATTTAAGCAAATATACCAATACCTATGTTAAGGTTGTGGTAGTCAACAAAACTAATCCCTATTTGTTTGATAAGTTCATGGCAAATTTATATGCCGTAAATCCTACTGATATTACCATTGCAGAAGATTTTACAGACTTGACAGAAGGTGTGGAAGATGATATGGTTGACCAAGCAGAAGATACTATTACAATTATAAACAAATTTATTGATGGAATTAGTGAAGAACACATTAATAATGAAAAGCTAAAAACGGTAATGCGTGAATTATATGTTGAGGCATTGAATACAGAACAGGCATGATTATATTTGAAAAAGTTCGGTGGAAAAACTTTCTTTCTACCGGAAATCAGTTTACAGAAATCCAATTAACTAAATCTCCCAATACACTTATTATTGGTAATAATGGTGCAGGTAAGTCCACCATTTTGGATGCACTTTGTTTTGGTTTATTTGGTAAACCGTTTCGCAAAATTAATAAACCACAACTACCAAATTCCATCAATCAATCTGATTGTGTGGTCGAGATTGAATTTACCATGGGTAAAAAACATTATAGAGTGGTTCGTGGTATCAAACCTAATGTGTTTGAGATTTATTTGAACAACACTCTAATTAACCAAGACGCAGCATCTAGAGATTATCAAGAAGTTTTGGAAAAAAATATTCTTAGATTAAATTACAAATCGTTTACTCAAGTGGTAATTCTCGGTTCTGCTTCATTTACTCCCTTTATGCAATTATCTCCTGCTGACCGAAGATTGATTATAGAGGACTTATTAGATATCCAAATTTTCTCATCAATGAATGGCATCGTCAAAGAGAAAATGGCTATTATCAAAGACCAATCTCAGAAAACCAAATATGAAATGGAC